CGAAAAGATCTGCTTACGAGCCTTTATTAGGAAAGAAACAGAAATGAATTTAAGAGCTTCGTCAGTAATAGTTTCAGGGGTTAGGGGTCGCTGAGCACTACAGACTGCATCCGGAATGGTTGCGATGGGCAACGACGGATCTCTGTCCGATCGTGAGGAGGAGAAATCTTCCTCAGGTCGAACACCGTCGACAGTTGTGTTCAGCAGATTAGCATCGACCTCTGGGGTTAACTCTTCATAGAGGGAGAGTTGCCGCAATGTTCGTTCTCTTACTGAAATAGTCGTACGACCAGTACGTGATCGTAGAGACAACGTTGTACTATGAGAAGCTTTTGATTCTTTCGTCTCTATAACGGAGGAGAGAGATTGATGCGAAGGAATATATTGACATTTAACGCGAGGTTCATCTACGTCCTTCGTGAGGACAGAGATAGACTTAGTAGTTAAATGTCCAAATATATTTAATAACTTCTCGTCAACCTCATCAACTCTATTAAAGAGGTAATTTTCTGATAAGGTTCGTAAGCTTCGAGAGATGCGTACGTTGCTGTGGTCTGTAATATAATTATTAGTGACAGCATTGGGTGCCATTTCTTTGAGCGCTACAATTCGTTGTATACCAGGGCAAATTAACGATTTAACCCGCCCATAGACGTTTCGATTTAGGTCTATGCTGGGTCCCTTTCCAAATTTTAAAGTATCTACTTTAGCTCGCTTGAGTTTCCTTATCGCACGTGATTGGGTATACGGATTCTTTGAGACTATGGTCGTTGGGGTTCTCCCATTAAGAGCCTCTATGGTCATTGACTCAATAGCGGTCTGTAGAATCACGTCGCCGATTGTTACTCCGGTACTCTTTGGCGGAACAGGCGTTTCTTCGAGTTTAGATAAAAGCTTGAAGACTTTCGTCCTTGTTTTAAATTTAATCCAGCCATTGAGTATTCGTTGGAAACTCCTAATCTTTATTGGGGAAGCCCTCTTGCACTTTTGTTTCTTAAACAGAGTGCAGTTGAGGCCTAGTGATGATTTTGGATTTCCAAGCGAGATTTTCATTCTTTGGGTATATTGGATCTCTGGTAAACATAGTATAAGTTCTCTTAGCAGTCTCTGTTCCCAACCTTTGTTGGATCTAACAGTGCTAAGATTTGATAGTAGATCCTCAGATTTGAATAAAATTTTATATCTAGGCCTTTCGTGCCTTACGACACGAATGCTAGGGAGGACGCCGTAAGGTGACCTCCTTGGATCGGTTTGATATTGAAATCTTTTTCCTGAGAGATCGAGCGGGAATTTTCTTCTAACGGAATACCATTCCTCGCAGAAGATTCCGAACTTTGTACTACGGAAACACTTGTCAAGATTAAGCACGAGCCCCAGCTCTGCTGATAATGATTCATATTTATCTGCCTGTGTTTTCGACCAGAGACCTAATAAATCGTCCCCGTGAACGACAGCGAGCTTATCATAATCGACTTTCTCTATCAAGTATAAATTTAGAAGATTTAGGATTGGCCAGGATAGTGGGAGCCCCATAAAGGTTCCTCTAAATGACTGGAAATCACCATCCTGATCCTTGATAGTAGCAGAGCCGAGGAGTTTTTCTCCTAGAAGAATAGTTCTATTATCAATAATTTCTTTGAAGAATAAAACTCTTGAGAAGCCGCGCCATATCGCTTGAGCAACGCAAGTTGGAAGGTAGTCGGTCGCAGATTTCATATCTGCTGAGTAGAAGAAGGACATCTTTGGGGTGTATCCCTTACGCTTCATATCCTGTCGGATACGACGTGTGAAGAATTCATCACAAGGACGTCCTGAGAGTTGACTCTTAAAGGTTTCATGACGAGACAATAGTTTTATCATGAGATCGTTAAGAGGTCTACCAGCAGCGATTACCTCAGCCGAAGTTTTTGTTACAACCCTGCGTTTGTATCCCCAACCGGATACAATTGTCCTAGAGATCTCCAGATTTTTGCTGAGTACTGAGTCGATTGACTCCTCAAATTTTCTCTGGACCTTTTCTTCCAGGTTGTTAACATCTTTGAACTTCCCTGCCCAATACTTGCGTGCTCCTCCTCCTTTCCTGCTGTTATTAAGGCAGGAGCTCTCCTTCTCGAGAGTGCAAATGAAGGGCCTATCTCCTTTTCTAGATAGTTTCCCTGCGATTGCCTCGGCGAAGGATTCTAAGTCTTCTAAACGATCCTGACTGACTTCAAACTCTTTGGAAACAATTTGTTTGTGTCGGTCTAATAATTCTTTATCTTTTATTGGATCTGAGGGGGCAGGAGGCAAACATTTCTTCAAGTCCCATACTCTGAGGAGTCTTCCATTATATAATGTATTTTGAGGAAGACCGGTGTATGGATTATTTCCTATATCTTTTGACATGGGGAAATGTGCGATAAGGTAGTTCACGTATTTACTATACGGCGATTTAGTGGGTAACGACCGAGTTAAGAGGCGTTGTCTGGCTGCGTCCGCTAGAAGTTTGATGAAGTCGAATATTTTATGCGGATACAGAACAGAGACGGCCAATAATTTTAAGTAAATTCGGGCCACTGAATTGTTAGAATTGTAGCAGCTACGTCGACAAAGTCTGAAGGCGGTATTCAATAGTTTGATTGCTATTGAACTCTGCTTCTGGGCTTTAGACGTTAATGCTCGATAGGTATCTCGAAGTTGGCAGATACTTGGGTACTGGTCCCTTCGATATTTTCTAGAAATATCGATAAGATCAGCCAGAGCTCGTGTCGGGGCTATAGAAATTTGTCTGGTGCGTAATTTGCGCTGACGCGGCGGTCGAGTTAATCGATCTCCCGTTGCTATCTTCTTCTTAAACTCGATTGCTTTTTGTGGTAATCGAGTAGAAGGTACACGATCTACACAGGTTCCTATGTGGCTGTGACTGCTGTTCGCAGCGGTTGCAGTTGCATTCACCTGAGGTAAATGCGTCGTCGTGGAAGAGCGTATCCAGATATATCTCTTTGGCCTCGGCTCTCCT